GAATCAACTGTAGATACGATTAAAGACCAATATCAAATCTTATTTAATAAGATATTTGTATTGTTTGTAGAATCTACAAATGAATATGTCTGTACATATAATGTTGATTCATTCAATATGTCTAGTACAATACTAGATAATACAATCCTTTTACATAGAAAAAAGGAATCCAATACTTTATACACTATCAACGCACTTAACGATTTAATTCGTTCTTTAAATAGTGGTGAATTAGATACTAATTATAGAGTAAATTGGCAAGACTACAGAAATTGTATCTTATTAACTACAGGTGGTGAGTTAAAAAAATTAGATACAAAAATACATGAGATCCTTACATTCTAGTTTGGATATCATAAATTAAGTTATTACATTGTTAACAGTTTCAAATTAAAAAAAGTTATATTATGGATTTAAAATTAATCTCAAGCAAGTTAGAACAATTACAGACCAAACCTGGTCAAAACAACAACCAGAAATTTGACAGAAGTCAATATTTTTGGAAAGCACCTATGGGTAAATCACAAGTTAGATTTGTCCCTTATAAGGAAAATAAAGAAAACCCATTTACTGAAGTTTTCTTTCATTATGGAATAGGAAGTAGGACAATGATCTCACCAATTAATTATGGTGATAAAGATCCTATTGTAGAATTTTCTAAAGAACTAAGAAAAACATCTGAACCTGAAAATTGGAGGTTAGCTAAGAAATTAGAACCAAAAATGAGAGTATTTGCTCCTGTAATAGTTAGAGGAGAAGAAAGCAAAGGTGTTAGATTTTGGGAATTTGGAAAACAAGTATACCAAGAATTACTAAGTTATGCAGCAGATGAAGATTACGGTGATTTTACTGATGTAGTCTCTGGTCTAGATATGACAGTAGAAGTAGTTCAAGGTAATCCTTACCCACAAACTTCACTTAGAGTAAAACCAAAACAATCAGTTTTATCTGAAGATAATGCCGAAGTTGAAAAATGGTTATCTGATCAACCTGAACTATTAAAATATTATAAGAGAGTTTCTTATGATGATATGAAAACAGCACTTCAGGACTGGTTAAACCCAGAAGACACTACTACAGATACTCCAACTACAACAACTACAGAGGGAGATACTGGTTATACTTTGAATGTTAAACAAAAAGAATCGTTCAACGAGGACGAATTCGACGATTTATTTAAAGATTAATTAAATGGCAAGAAAAAAAGTAAGCCTTGGGGGTGATATCTCCAAGTCTGTTAAGGGAACGTTCTCCCTTGATAAGTTTAAAGCAGCAAAAGGTTTAGGATCATCTAATAATACCTTTAAAGAACAAGAATGGATACCTTTATCCCCGGCGTGGCAAGAAATGGTATCACTACCAGGTGTTCCTGCTGGTCATATTACTTTATTACGTGGACACTCTGATACAGGTAAAACTACAGCTTTATTAGAAGTAGCTGTTAATGCTCAAAAAATGGGTATTTTACCTGTTTTTATAGTAACTGAGATGAAATGGTCTTGGGAACATGCTATAATGATGGGTCTAGAAGTAGATCTTGAAAAAGACGCAGATGGTAATACAATTGGTGTTGATGGTAATTTTATTTTTGCTGATAGAGGGCAATTACCAACAGTAGAAGCTGTAGCAGGTTTTATGGCTGATTTAATGAACGAACAGAAAAAAGGTAATTTACCTATGGATATGGTATTCCTATGGGATTCTATTGGATCTGTTCCATGTCAAATGTCAGTTGAAAAAGCTAAAAACAATAATGAATGGAACGCTGGGGCAATGTCTACTCAATTTGGTAATTTTATAAATCAAGAAATATTATTATCAAGAAAAGAATCTAGCCCTTATACTAATACATTAGTTGCTATTAATAAGATTTGGGTTGAAAAACCAATAGGACCTATGCAACCACCAACTATGAAAAATAAGGGTGGTAATACAATGTTCTTTGATTCAACATTAATAGTAACATTTGGTAATATCTCTAATTCAGGTAACCTAAAAGTTAATGCAGTTAAAGATGGTAAAAAAGTAGAATGGGCTAAAAAAGTTAAAGCCGCTGTTGAAAAAAACCATATTAATGGTGTTACAACTACAGGAAAAATTATAGTTACACCTCATGGTTTTATATCTGATACTAAAAAAGATATAGACAATTATAAAAAAGCTCACCAATCAGAATGGGGCGCTATATTAGGTGAGGGTCCAATTGAAATAGTTTTAGAAGGATCTGAAGATGAAGATTTTACTAATATAGAAACGGTGGATGAACCAACTTTATAAAGATATACTCAACAACTTGCATGAGGAGTCCAATTTGGAGCCCCTACACTTAAACAGTAGGGTGCTCTTAATTGATTCCATGAACACATTTTTACGTTCATTTGCTATGATTCCCGCTATTAATCCACAGGGAAATCATGTTGGTGGTTTAGTTGGTTTTTTAAAATCATTAGGATATGTTATTAAACTAATTAGACCAACTAGAGTTATCTTAGTTTTTGATGGTCAAGGTAATATTACTAATCGTAGAAATACCTATGCTGAATATAAATCAAACCGTCAAATAAAAAGAATTACAAATTTTAAAGTTTTTTCAACATTAGAAGAAGAATCTGATTCAATCTCAACACAAATGTTAAGATTATTAGATTATTTAAAATGTTTACCTGTTAATATTTCTATAATTGATAAAATAGAGGCAGATGATACTATAGCTTATCTATCTCAAAAATTAAAAGATGATGTTATAATATACTCAGCTGATCAAGATTTTTTACAATTAGTAAATAAACGAATTACAGTTTACTCACCAATTAAAAAGAAATTTTATAAACCAAATGATGTTTATGAGCAATATGGTATACATCCTTATAATTTTATTACAATGAAATGTTTGATGGGTGATAAATCAGATAATTTACCTGGTGTTAAAGGTTTAGGTCCTAAAAAACTAATGAAGTATTTCCCTGAAATTGCAGGTGAAAAAAGATTTACTTTACAAGAAGCATATCAAAAGGCAACTGATAAAGTAGAAGAACATGGAATTTATGGTAATGTTCATTTATTTAAAAGTCAATTAGAAATTAACTATGAGTTAATGTCCTTAAATAATATCCAATTGTTAGAACATGATCAGAAAGAATTAGATGACTTAATAGATTCACCACCATATAACTTTAATAAACAAAGGTTTTTAGAAATGTATGAAAAAGATTTACTAGGTAGAGGAATTCCTAATACAGAATTTTGGTTAGCAGAAGTTTTTTCTTATCTTCAAAACTATAAAAATATTTAATATGGATATCCAAGGATTTTTCCCTACAGGTGTTTTATTCCATCAGATTAGTAACCAATTATCTAATCAAATAGAATCTTTAATAACTCCTAAATTAAATAAACTAACAAATAATAAAACTGTAAATTCAGATTACAATTCCAATAAAATTATAGAATTATCTGAAATAAATGAATTAGTTAATGAAATTAATAAATGTACAGAATATTTTACTAAAGAAATAGGAACCAAACCTAAACCAATAACAGGCCATTGGACCCAAGATTATTTAGATGGTCATTCCTTTGGAAAACACCACCACGGTAGATCTTTATTTTCTGTAGTTTATTGGGTTAGAGCTAAGGGCCAAGTTGGAGACTTGATACTTTATGATTCTAATTCTTTTAGAGGGGTTTGGGGAGATTCATCTAATTCATCACCATTTTCTTCAAATTCAATATCAATTACTCCAAAAAAAGGTATGTTAATAATGTTTCCGGGTCATTTATATCATGAAGTTCTTCCTGGAGGTGATGATTGTATAAGAACAACAATAGCATTTAATATTGGTTAAATTATGACATTAAAATCACTTTCACAATATGGTCCTCATTTTCAAGTAAAAGTATTACACTCTTTACTTAAAAATAAGAAATTTACTCTTAATATTAGAGATGTAATTATGCCTTCTTATTTTGAAAATGAAGCCCATAAATGGATTGTTAGAGAAGCATTACAATATTTTGATAAATTTCACTCTAATCCAACTTTAGATTTTTTAAAAATTGAAGTTAAAAAGTTAGATAATGAAGTTTTAAAAACTGCTATTGTAGAACAATTAAAAGAAATTTATAAATTAACCAATGATGATCAAGAATATGTTGAGGGTGAATTTTCTAGTTTTTGTAAGAACCAATCATTAAAAGACGCATTACTTAAATCAGTAGATTTACTTGCTGGTGGAATGTTTGATGATATTAGATTTACAATTGATAATGCATTAAAAGCAGGACAAGACAAGGATATAGGACATGAGTATCTAAAAGATATGGAAGCCCGTTATAAAGAAGAAGATCGTCAAGTAATTCCAACCCCTTGGGCTGTTATAAATGAAAGATTAATGGGTGGTTTAGGTGGAGGAGATTTTGGTTTAATATTTGGTTCTCCTGGTGGTGGTAAATCTTGGAGTTTAGTTGCTTTAGGGGCGCATGCTATAAAATTAGGATTAAATGTTGTCCATTACACTTTGGAATTATCAGAAGGATATGTAGGTAAAAGATATGATGCCCACTTTGTAAACCAACCAGTAAATACTATTCATTTACATAAAGAAAAGATAGATGAATATGTTAAAGGTTTAAAAGGAACTTTAACAATTAAAGAATATGCACCAGGACAGGCATCTATGTCAACAATAGAGGCTCATATATCAAAAGTTACAGATTTAGGATATGCTCCTGATTTAGTAATTATTGATTATGTAGATTTATTAAAAAGTACTAGTGGATCTAAAGATGAAAAAGAAAAACTAGATAATACTTACATATCTACAAAAGCATTAGCCAGAACTTTAAATATTCCTATTTGGTCTGTATCACAAGTTAATAGAGCTGGTGCAAGAGATGAAACTATTGAAGGAGATAAAGCAGCAGGTTCATATAATAAAATGATGATTACTGATTTTTGTATGTCTTTATCAAGATTACCCCAAGATAAAGTTAATGGAACTGGTAGATTTTTTATAATGAAAAATAGATATGGATTTGATGGTGTAACTTATCATGCTGACATAGATGCGTCAACAGGTCACATAAAAATGGACGAAGAACCAAGAGCATTTGTTGAAAATGAGCCTGCTTCAACTTCTAATAATTTTAATGAACCAACAAAGAATGATAAATTTGTATTAAATCAACTTTTTCAAGATTCTTCTGTAAGTAAAGATGAGAAGTTATGATATATACTATAGTTATTGCCCCGTTTTTAAAAAAATAATTTATGAGAGATATAACACAAGAAAGAATAGTTTACAAACCATTTGAATATCCAGAAGCACATGATTATTGGATGAAACAACACCAAGCACATTGGTTACATACTGAAGTCCCTATGATGTCAGATGTTAATGATTGGAAACAAAATTTAGATGAAAATGAGAAAAATATCATTGGTACTATTTTAAAAGGATTTGCTCAAACTGAAACTGTAGTAAATGATTATTGGACTAATTTAGTAACTTCTTGGTTTAGAAAACCAGAAATTATTAAAATGGGAGTTACATTTGGTGCTTTTGAAACTATTCACGCAGAAGCTTATTCTCTTTTAAATGAAGAATTAGGATTAGATAATTTTGCTGAATTTTTAGAAGATGAATCTACAATGGCTAAAATTGAAACATTAATGGAAGTTAGAGATTCTCATGATGGTACACCTGATTGGAGTGCTAGAGCTAAATCTTTAGCAATCTTTTCAGCATTTACAGAAGGTGTTAATTTATTTTCATCATTTGCTATTTTACTTTCTTTTAAATTAAGAAATTTATTAAAAGGAGTAGGACAAATAGTAGAATGGAGTATTAGAGATGAATCATTACATTCAAATGCTGGATGTTGGTTATATAGACAATTAATGGAAGAA